GACCATCGTCGGTCGGGTGATTGACGCCATCGAGGAGTTCAAGCCGGTGCTGACGGTGATTGACGAAGGTGGGCTGGGGTACGGTATACTTGACAGACTGAACGAACAACGGTATAAGGTACGCGGAGTGAACTTTGGCTGGAAGGCCAAGAACTCGGTGATGTGGGGCAACAAGCGGGCTGAGATGTGGGGCACGATGAAGGACTGGCTGCGAAGCGCATCCATACCCGAGGATCGGCAACTCAAGGCAGACCTGGTGGGGCCAACCAAGAAGCCTAACTCTAGCGGTACAATCTTCTTAGAAGGCAAGAAGGAAATGCGCTCAAGAGGTCTTGCCAGTCCTGATGCTGCTGACGCGCTGGCGGTGACGTTCGCGTTCCCGGTGGCGCATCGGGAGTATGTAGACAGGTCTCCTCGTAAAACCTACGCGCCGCAAGGCGTCCTAACTAGTTGGATGGGAAGTTAAATGTCAAATTCACAATCTACCGGCATCGCTTACGCGGACCCGGAGTTCACCACTTGCTACGCCACCCAAGAAATTGGGTACTCGACCGCTGCTCAAACTGCGGTGACGCAGGCTACCAGCAAGTCCACCGGCGTGACGGTCAACACCAGCGCTGGGCAGATCACAATGAATGCCGCATCGCTTGCTGGCACCACCAACGTGACTTTTACGTTGACCAACAGCGTGCTGTCGGCCAAGGACGTAATCATCGTCAACGTGGCCAGCGCCAACGCTACGGCAGGCGCCTACAACTGCTGGGTGTCTAGTATGCTAACAGGGTCGGCAACGATCACGCTGCGCAACATCACTGCCGGCGCGCTGCTAGAGGCTGTGGTCATCAACTTTGCGATCATCCATGCGCAATAAACCCGGTTTGTACGCAAACATCAACGCCAAGCAAGATCGTATTGCGGCGGGTAGCAAAGAGAAGATGCGCAAGCCCGGTACGCCGGGAGCGCCGACGGCTAAAGCCTTTGTGCAGTCAGCAAAGAAGAAATGAACTCTGACATCAAAGCGGCTAAGTCAGTCGCCGGCGGCAACGCCGACGATCTGAACATCATGCGTAGCCGCTTTACGATGGCTGTGTCGGCCTACAGCGAGTCCCGCGAGGATGAGCTAGACGACCTGCGCTTTGCCGCAGGCAGTCCCGACAACCAGTGGCAATGGCCGGCAGATGTGCTGGCAACGCGAGGCAGCGTCCAAGGGCAGACGATCAACGCCAGGCCATGCCTGACGATCAACAAGTTGCCCCAGCACGTCAAGCAGGTCACGAACGACCAACGGCAGAACCGGCCCAGCGGCAAAGTCATCCCGGTGGACGACAAGGCTGACATCGAGGTCGCTGAGATATTCGACGGCATCGTGCGGCACATCGAGTACATCTCGGACGCTGACGTAGCCTACGACACCGCCTGCGAGAACCAGGTGACGTACGGTGAGGGCTACATCCGGCTCTTGACCGAGTACTGCAACGACGACAGTTTTGAGCAGGACATCCGTATCGCTCGGGTGCGCAACTCGTTCAGCGTGTACATGGACCCGACGATCCAAGACCCCTGTGGGTCAGACGCGGAGTGGTGCTTTATCACCGAAGACTTGACGGCTGACGAGTACGAGCGCCAGTTCCCCGACGCATCGCCGATATCGACCATGATGCAGCGCGGCGTGGGCGACCAGAGCCTGAGCCCGTGGATCAGCGAGAAGACGGTACGCATTGCGGAGTATTTCTACACTGAGCACACGCCTGTAACGCTGCACCTGTACCACGGCAACGTGTCGGCGATGGAGAACTCGCCCGAAGACCGCCAGATGCGCATGATGGGCATGAAACCCATTAAGACGCGCATCGTGGATCAGAAGAAGATCAAGCGGTGCAAGACAAACGGGTTTGAGTTCATCGAAGAACACGAGTGGGCGGGCAAATCCATACCCGTTATCCGCGTTGTTGGCAACGAATTTGAGGTTGACGGTCGCCTGTACGTCTCTGGGCTGATCCGCAACGCCAAAGACGCCCAGCGCATGTACAACTACTGGGTCAGCCAAGAGGCTGAGATGCTCGCACTAGCGCCAAAAGCCCCGTTTATCGGGTACGGCGGTCAGTTTGAGGGCTATGAGAACCAGTGGAAGACCGCAAACACGACAAATTGGCCGTATTTGGAGGTCAACCCTGACGTTACAGACGGCGCAGGCGGCGTACTGCCCCTACCGGCACGGTCACAGCCTCCAATGGCCTCCAGCGGGCTCCTACAGGCCAAGGCGGGCGCTTCTGATGACATCAAGAGCACTACCGGCCAATATGACTCTAGTTTGGGCGCCACAAGCAACGAACGCTCTGGCCGAGCGATCCTGGCGCGTGAAAAACAGGGCGACACAGGCACCTACCACTACGTCGACAATCTGGCGCGGGCGATTCGGTACACCACTCGGCAGATTGTGGACTTGATTCCGAAAATCTACGACACCCAGCGCATTGCCCGCATCATCGGCATCGATGGGGAGACGGATTCGGCGATGATCGACCCGAATCAGCCGCAGCCGGTGCGCAAGATCGTGGACCAGGCAGGCGTTGTGATCAAGAAGATCTACAACCTCGGCGTTGGCCAGTACGATGTGTGCGTGACGACTGGTCCGAGCTACATGACCAAGCGCCAAGAGTCGCTGGACGCCATGAGTCAGTTGTTGCAAGGCAACCCGCAACTGTGGGGCGTGGCGGGTGACTTGTTCATCAAGAACATGGACTGGCCGGGTGCTCAGGAGATGAGCAAGCGGTTTGCCAAGACCATCGACCCGAAACTGCTGGCCGATGATGACGATCCGGCACTCCAGGCCGCGCAGCAGCAGATGCAGGCGATGGGCCAGGAGATGGAGCAGATGCACCAGATGCTCCAGAACGTGTCGAAGTCGATGGAAGCGCAAGACTTGCAGGTCAAACAGTTCGACAGCCAGGTCAAGGCTTACGATGCTGAGACCAAGCGGATCAGCGCCACGATGGCCGGCATGACGCCTGACCAGATTCAGGAAATAGTCTTGGGCACGGTCCATGGCATGATCACCAGCGGTGACCTCATAGGCGAGATGCCAGGACGCGATCAGGACATGATGCCGCAAGAGCCTATGCAAGAGATGCCGCAAGAGCCTATGCAGGAGATGCCGCAAAATGAAATGCAATGATTTCATGGGCTTGCTCTTCTTGGGCCGGGATGTGGCGCACAGCGTCCATCTCAACACGCGCAGCTTCAGCAAGCATGAGGCGCTCAACATCTTCTACAACCGCATTATTGGTGCGGCTGACGACTTTGCCGAGGCGTATCAGGGCCGGTACGGGCTGATCGGCGGAATCACTTTGCAGTCTTCCAAGAAAACGACTAATATTGTCGAGTTCTTGCAGGCGCAGTTGGATGAGATCGAGTCTGTGCGGTATGACGTATGCGACAAGACTGACTCAGCGTTGCAGCAGTTGATCGACAACATTGTCGAGATTTATCTCCGAACGCTCTACAAATTGAAATTCTTGGGGTAACTGATGGAAATGCTCAACCCGTGCATCGGCACGCAACTTGGTCCTAAGACGGTCGCCTACACCGGCACTGCTGGCTCTACAGGCACCTGGCCTGCTGGGCCTCAAGGCGTGGTGGTGACGGTCACCTCGGCGGCGTATGTGCTGGTGGGCGAAGGCGTGACCGCCTCAGCTACTGACGGGACGTATGTACCTGCGAACGTGGCCATTCCGTTCAAGATTCCGACTGGCACTGGCGCTCCTTGGCGTGTCAGCGCGATCCAAGTCGCTGCTGCTGGTGACCTCTACACGAAGCCGGTGAACAAGCAATGAGCTTCCTTGGCGCCCAGAACAGTATCGCCTTGGGCGTCCAGGGGATCATTGCCATCGACACAGGCACGGGTACTATTGCGGTTGTCACTGACCCCTACTGGCCTTTCGTCTCCATGCTCCTGCACGGGGATGGGGTCAATGCCGCACAGAACAACACGTTCCTAGACGGTAGCACCAACAACTTCACCGTCACCCGCGCCGGTAACACGACCCAAGGCTCGTTCAATCCGTTTGTCCTTACCTACCCCTACTCTGTTGCTGTAAACGGAGGGTCTGGGTATTTTAATGGGTCAACAGATTATCTTACTGTTCCTAATAACGCTGCATTTACGCTTGGCGCAACATCAACTACTGAGGCGTGGATATACCTAACCTCAGCTACAGGAAATAAGCGGATTGTAACGAACGGTTCCAACACCAATTCCTTTGACGTTGGAATATTTGGCACTACCAATACCGTGTTTGTCGCTGGCGCAAACGCAAATACTACAACCGCTATTTCTCTTAACACTTGGACTCATGTTGCGGTTGTATTTAACGCGGGAACGCTTACTATTTACTTTAATGGTGTTTCTCAATCGTTAACTGGGACAACTACGGGTTACAGTTTAGTGGCTTCTACATTGTCTGCGGTTTTCATTGGCGCTCAGAATGCTAGCAGCTATTTCCCTGGCTACATATCAAATCTCCGGGTAGTCAAGGGCACAGCAGTCTACACAGCCAACTTTACACCGCCCACAGCGCCACTGACCGCAATTACAAACACCTCGCTACTGCTGGGCTTTACCAACGGGGCTATCTTTGACAACGCGGAAATTAATAACCTTGAGACGGTAAACTCGGCGCAGATCAGTACTAGTGTGTTTAAGTACGGTACTGGGTCTGTTAGGACAGGTTCAGGCAATTACTTGTCTACGCCAATAAAGAGTCAATTCCAGTTTGCGGCTGGAGACTTTACTGTTGAAACTTGGGCGTATGTTGTTAATAACGTAGCAACAGCATGTCTTTTAGATTGCAATCAAGCCGGTAGCAATTTTGGATGGTTTTTAGAATATTCAAATACTCGCGGGCTGCTTTTTTACATGGGCACCGGCTCAAGCGGTAGCGATGTGCGATACGCCACAACCCCCGCCCTTACAACTTGGACTCACTTGGCGGTTTCAAGGCAATCTGGAACATTGCGTCTTTTCATAAACGGGGTTCTTGTTGCTAGTGGGTCACTACCAAATAGTTCTGTTGCAACTTTGCCCCTGTTGGTAGGCGCAGCTAATAGCTACACCACTCTTTACTACTTTGACGGCTATCTAGACGACATTCGCATCACTAATGGTGTAGCTCGATACGTTGCCACGTTCACGCCGCCGACTGCTGCGTTCCCGAACCAAGCACCTACCTACCCTAGCGGCACTGCTACTCAGCGGGCTATTTTTGGGTTTGGATACAACGCCTTAGCGATAACCAACATTGTATCTAATACCGGCGTAGTTGCTACAGATACCGCTGGGGTTGGCACGGGCAGATCGTATCTTGCAGCTACTGGTTATGGCGGCGACAAAGCTATATTTGGATATGGTTCTAACGCAGGCACTTTTTATAACTTATCAAATTTAGTATCTAACGCTGGAGTTGTTGCAACAGACACTGCCGGGGTTGGAACCGCTAGAGTTGCCCCCGCAGCCGCCAAATATGGTAGCGACAAAGCTATATTTGGGTATGGCGGTAATAACTACAGCGTTACATTTTACTCACTAACTAATTTGGTATCTAATACCGGGGTGGTTGCTACAGACACAACGGGCGTTGGAACGGCTAGAATATATTTGTCAGCGGCAGGGTATGGTACAGACAAAGCTATCTTTGGTTATGGCGCTACTGTTCTATCTGCAACTAGTGTGTCAATTACCAACTTGGTATCCAACACTGGCGTGGTTGCAACAGATACAACCGGCGTTGGCACCGCTAGGCAAATTTTGGCGGCTACTGGTTATGGCACAGATAAGGCTATATTTGGGTATGGCGGCTACACTTTATTTTATTCGATAACCAACCTTGTGTCTAACACAGGTGTTGTTGCAACAGATACCACAGGGGTAGGAACTGCCAGAAGCGCGCTTTCTGCCGCAGGGTATGGGGGTGATAAAGCCATTTTTGGTTATGGATATAACGGGGCTATTGCTTTATCAATGACAAATCTTGTTTCTAATACTGGAGTGGTTGCTAGCGACACAACAGGCGTTGGCACTGCCAGAGAAGCGTCTGCCGCTGCTGGCTTCTCATTCTCATAAAACACATGCCAGTCAAACTAAACTCAGAATTCAACTACCGATACCAAGTCATCGGGGAGACGCCTTGGGAGAAGATCAAGACTCTCAAAGGTTTCCTAGAAGGCCGGATTCGTGCTGCTGCACTGGAGAAGGTAGCTGATCTCAAGTACCAAGCCCTAGTCTTGGAGGTTGAGCACCTCATCCGTATTGATGCTTTGCCCCATGTGATCCTGACCAAACAGGCTGAACTGATAGAGCTTGAGTCCCACCGGGTCATTCAGGCAGAAGCGTTCCAGTTGAACCGGGAAGAGATTGAGATGCTCAAGCGGCTTTTGGCTGAGTTGTACGAGATTGCAGAACGCATCCCAGGCTACACCGACGAGCAGATGTTTGAAGCCAACGCAGCAAACGAGTTCACAGTGACTATTGGCAAGGACATTCAAGCCGAGATCATTGCCAACGGTCGGCCATCTCCCGCCAAGCTCCGCAATGCCATGAGCAACCCGCACACCTTTGCTGCCCTGCAAGCAATAGGGCTTGTTCCTGACACTGCGGTAATGTTGACAAGTAACGATATACTACGTTTGACTTGACCGTACTGGTGCGGCTCACCAGGGAATCGAAGGATTCACACAATGTCTGAAGAAGTACTAGCGGAAGTACCCGCGCCGGAACAGGAAGCCACGGCGGCACCTGAACCCGTAGAAGCACAGCCGGTAAAGGCGTTCACTCAAGAAGAGTTGGATGCCGCGATAGGAAAGAGGCTCGCACGCGAGCAACGAAAGTGGGAACGAGAGCGGGTAGTTACTGCCCC